TAAAAGACAAGAACATACCCGCAGCCACGCAAGAACAGATTGCACAGTTATACATTGAAGCAATGCCAGAGACGGCTTTCTCCAAGTCACTGATTCGTCGTAAGAAATCTTTGGGTTACGACACGGATGCCATCGAAGCTGCTAGAAGTAAAGCATACGACATGGCTCGGCAGGCAGCTAGACTACGTGGGAGTAACAAGATAGACGCAGTAGCTAAAGCCGTGAAAGAAAGTTTTTACGCCAAAGAAAAAATAGTTACTGTAGAGACAGACAAGAAAGGTAACAAAAAAGAGGTAACGAAGAAGGGCGCGTTCTTACGTGGTGATTTGCAAAATGACCGTGCAGAAGCTGTATTGGAAGAGATGATGGATCGTGCTGGGTTCGCTGTTAGTCCTCCAGCGGATAATATCGCCAAGAATCTTAACCGTGGTGCGTTTATATACACTATTGGTTTTAACGCTTCGTCTGCACTGGTTAACTTATCTCAGATACCATTGTTTGCGTATCCTATGCTTGCAGGTGAGTACGGATATAGTGAAACGTCGGCGGCTTTAGGTAGTGCGACTAAGTTGTTTGGTGGATCTTACATGCCCCACGCTAAACAAGACTTGTTTGGTAACGACATAGACTCCAATAAGATCACAGACAAGTACACCATACCTTCGTTGGATAACTACTTTACCTATAAGAAAGTTGCCGGTAAGGGAGGCGAAGACACCTACCAATACTCAATACGAAAAGACATAAAGCTACCTAAAGACCCCAAAGCGGCTAAGGCTTTCAAGGATGAGTTGGAGTTAATACTACCTATGGTGCAGCTTGCAGCTAAACGTGGAGAGTTAAACACCTCCTTTTTAGCAGAGACACTCAGCGTGGATCAGTCAGGTCGCGCAGTAAGCATGATAGATAAAATAACTAACGCATCTGCAATTATGTTTCACAGCGCGGAAGTTATGAACCGCCAAGTCACCATGATCGCGGCGTACAAGCTGGAACTAAATAAGCTGGCAGGTAAGAACACACCCACGGCAGAGCAGAAACAGCAAGCGGCAGAAGAAGCTCTATACAGAACACAGCAAATTAACGGTGGTGCTACGTTAGAGACTGGCCCACGTTACGCACGGGAAGGTCTTGGTCGTATAGCTCTTATGTACAAGGGTTACGGCATTCAGATGTATTACACGATGCTAAAGACTGGTAAGCAGGTTGTGGATAACGCATTCCCCGGAGACAACGCAGAGAGTAGAGAATTACGCAACCAAGCGTTTAAGCAACTCGCAGGTATACACCTGTCAGCCGTATTCTTTGCGGGAATACAAGGCGTACCGCTATACGGTTTGGTGTCCATGCTCTATGACATGTTCCAAGAAGATTATGAAGAAAACGCAGATGAGGCACTACGAAGCTACCTAGATAACGATGCGTTGTTTAAGGGCGTTCTATCTGAAGCTACTGGACTTGATGTGTCGCAGCGGGTTAAGTTAACTGACCTGTTGGTTGAGGCTGATAAGTTTAACAGTGACCCATCTCCAGAAGAGACATTAGGACATTACTTTGGTGGCCCTGCGTGGAGTGTAACCTCCAGAGCAATAGACGGCTTCAATGAGATAATGGACGGTGAGATTGAGCGAGGCATAGAGTCCATGATGCCGGGTGCTGTACGTAACGGCTATAAAGCTCTTATACGATACCCTAGAGACGAAGGCATTCTTACTCGACGTGGGGACGTTATCTACGATGATCTTACCAACGGCGACATAATCACTCAGTTGTTAGGGTTCCCACCCACCGCATACACTCGTGCAATAGGAGAGACTTCTGCGGCTAAGGGCATGGAAGACGCTGCTAGAAACAAGCGTAGTAAGTTACTGAAGCGTTACTATATAGCCATGAGATTCGGTGATTACGACGAAGCTGACTTCGTATTAGATAAAATAGGGGAGTTTAACGAAGAAGAAATTATAAACGTAGACCCTAAGTTACTAATTACAGGAGATACCATTGATCGGTCTATGCGTAGGCACTTAACCACTGAGACTAAGATGCACAACGGTGTACTGCTATCTCCTTACATGAAGGCGGCGGTTGAGGATGTAGGGTTCCTATAACAAAGAAACCCCCTACCGCATACGAGGGTACGCTACGGTAGGGGGCGAAGGCAGATAAGACTTCACTGGGAGGAGACCGATGACCTTATCTGAGCGGATAGTATCATAGAATACGCCACACACGTATACCCAAATAAGGTGTTTTGACTACTGTTTTTACCTTAATCTCCCACCCCATACCGCCTATACATATCTTCTTAACCTGTTGTATGGCTTCAACTGTGTTGATACACGGCACGAATATAGAGCTACCTACTACCATAGCGCCCCAATCCACAACGATACGTAGCCCATCAGGGTTTATATCGTGCAGTTTGAGCACAGTATCATTCACCCTTACCTAAGACCCTATACCCTCCAACACGAGTTAACTCGTATCTGCGTGATATGTTGTACACCGCAGAGGGTTGCATACCTGTTTGCTGGGCTATCTTAGCCCTTGGTATACCCTCTCCCTGCGCGTTTAACACCAGCATAATTTCTTCTGACGTTAGGTTACGTCTGAACTTACCACGATCTTCACGGGGTATTGGCGTTATGTTCGGCTCATCTGCGTACGCACGTTTACCACGTTCTTTGCCCATCTCTAATGCTTTGTTCTGGGCGCGTATGGCTGCTAAAAAATTCTTACTCATTATTCTCCTACTACGCTCTCTACGTGGCCTTCACCAAACGATTTGCAATTAACTATTAGTACATGACTTGCGGCTTGCTCTAGGTGCGTGCCTTTGGTTAGCCGTACCACACCTTTCTTAGCGCCTAACTTGCTCTTTAAATCTTCTATAAACGCGCTGTAGTTTATCTGGCGACCTGCACACCACACCTTCAGCGGCTGTAAACGTAAGAACGCCTTCTTGGTATCCGTCTCAAAGCGTGCTATTAACTGACCTCGTGGTATAGCATCCGGTATAACTAATGGGTCTGAAGCATCTCCGCCACCCCCTAACTTACGTAAGTCATCCGTACTCTTAATCATCAAGATGTTGTTGTAGTTCTCCATCATGTAGTCAGTAAGCGTCTGCTCTACAGATACTCCCATGTCGTTAACAGACTGTAGGTTTGCCTCTAGCATCTCTATAGTCCATGCGGTTAGAGCCTCAGTATTGTAGTCAATCAGCCCTAACTTCTTAGCTATAAGCGCACCAGCCAACGTGGTAGCGGCTCCCGCTGACCAGAATCTATTCTCGGCGGTAAGCCCTGCTGCCTTGTCGATCCTTATCTGCGTATCGTGAACTAACTGCCGCGTCTGAGCTAAGTTCTGCATAACCCACTGTATGAATATAACGCCAGCGTGTCCGTAGTTCTCTTCTATAGACTTATCAAACTTATCTGTTAGCTGCTTGTCATCAGACGTACCGAATACTCTCTGTGCCTTCCACTCCAGCATCCGTTGAGCCTCTGCTTTGGGCTGCTGCTTCTCAATGGCTATCCGCTCTAAGACACTGGCGTTTCCTGAAGTAACTGATAAGAACTTCCACGGTCTACCACGAGTACGTTCTAAGTTCGCACCACCTGCCATACGCCCACGCTGCTGCCCCGAAGACAACTGGTAGGCCATATTACTAAGCTGCATACTCTTCTCATTCGTAAGCTCGTCCACGTAGAAAGGTAGATTATGTAGCACCTCGCCACGGTTAAACTTCATCGCATCAGTGTCACGCTCCTCTACGATACAGTTCTTCTCATAGCCCCATACCGAAGCAGCTACCCGCATAGCAGCGGTCTTACCACACCCGCTCATGTTGCTGTAGATGTGTAGGGCGCAACAGTTCTGAGGTAGGAACTGCATAAGGGGAGATCCAAATGCCGTACATACTACGTACTGGTGCATCGTTAGATCTGCCCTAGTGTTGTAGAAATTAGCCATGTCCTTCCAACCATCCAAAGTACCCTTGGGTTGAAAGTATGGTATCAAGGCAGCGGTGGGTGTAGATGGCGGGTTATACCGAATCTCATCGGCCCGTACCTCTTGTTCCCCCACAACAAACGCTGTGCATTCTTCGTCTACCCAACCGAACTGGCGGTGTGCCGTATCTGCTGTAGAAGACGCTTGTAACTCGTTAACCCATGTAGTCATATATACCATTAAATCGTCCATTCTAGTCACGGCAACGCCCTGCATTGCCATCAACTTTCTGAACTCATCCCTTGAAGTCACCGCAGTAAGCGGCATTGTAAATTCACGCACACCGTCTCTCGGTAAGTGCAGCCGTACTACTATTGATTCGCCAGCCTCTATGTCTAGCAAACGCCGTGTAATATAAATGTCGTTATGATAAATAGCTTTTTCATCTACCTCACCATCTACACTTACGTTACGAACATACACCCCGCCGTTGCCGCCCCGAAAGTACGGACGTGGGTATACAGGTATAACGTGTTCTGTGAAAGACTCTTCACTAAGCTCGAAGCCGAACTCTGTATCTTCACCTGTTTCTAGTGTTTCTAGTGTTTCTTCAGTAGCGTATGTACCATCTTCGTTCACTTCAGCTTCAAGGAACTTACGCCCTAGTACGATGGGAGATTTAATCTTACCCCAGTTAGGGCAACCCGTGCATATATCGCCTTCATTCTCGTCGAATGTTGTGCAGCGGTACGGGCCTTTAATCAGGTCTAGTTTTTTGAGCGTAAGCTCTGGGGTGTACTCGGCGTGCTTCTCAGATATTTTGTGTGCAGCCTTCTCACTGTCTTCGCAGAACTTGGCGATAGACAACCCTGCTCTCCACATAGGCTCACTAGCTTCAGCCTGACCTTTTATTATTCTGGTTAACTGCTCACACCCTGTACCGTTCTGACCTTTGATAAGTATGTCTTTGAAACTGTATTTGATGTTTTGCAGTAGTGCGTCACGCAGACTAGCTGGGCCATCCGCAGGTGTGTATTTCTTGGGAACTGGTATCGTGTCCATACCCAGCTTACTGGCAAAGAAGTCAAAGTTAACCGTATCGGGTACATCACCTATGACTTCTACTGGTGCGGGGGTCTCAGGTTTGTAGTTATGCGTACCCACTACGCGGAGAACCCGTGCCATATCCGCAGGTACTGCGGGGTCTATCTCAAGCCCAAACTCTTTACACTTAGCCTTAAACTGGTCAGCTACTACTTTCCACTGCTCCACTGCTACGGACTCTGACAACACCCAGTAGACATGTATCCCACGCCCAGAGTTAACCATAAGAGGTTTTGGTAGTTCCAACGCCACGCAGAACTCTTGTAGCCTACGTAGTGCGTCAGCTTGTGTGGCAAAACCTTGGCGTTTGACTACCTTGTCCGCGCCAATATCTAAGTCTAAAAAGAACGTGTTAATTTGTTTGGCATCTTCACCTTTACGAGTCTCCTTCTTCCTGAAGTTACTCATAGCAAAGTACACATCTTGCCCCATACTGTCGTAGTATTCGGTGGCTTCTGCTAGATCATCTACCGAGTCGAAGTATGTTTGCCGTACCCCGCTAGACGTTAAATTATATTGTAGGGCAACGTATACCCCCTCAGTGGGTAACACCCACCGCAAAAATTCTCTTGTATTCATGTTCTGCACCTATTGCCGAGAGACAGCATGGCAGGGGTGTCGGCGCACCCTCTTCGGTATTACCTAGCCATACTGGAGTAGTTATTTAGGACTAGTCATCCCAGTCTTCAATAACTGAACTCAGATCGTCGTCGTCTTTGGGTGCAGGCGCGGACTTCTTAACGACCTTCTTAGGTTCCTCTACTACAGAGGTATCTGGCTCATCACCAAATATGTCATCCGAATCGTCCTCTACTAAATCAACACTGGTGCTGGTAGTGGTATCGGCAAACGGACTTGCGTTCTGTGCAGCCATCTCAAACCCACCTTCTACAACTCCAAACGGAGAAGAAGCGGTCATTGGCTCGTACTTGGTTACTTGAACGCCGTTGATACGTAAGCTAACCCCGTTGTCTCTCATGCTGTAAGGCACGAAGGTCACGGCTATATTGACTGTGCTGCCACTGGTCAACTTGAAGTCAGCGTCTAGTTCGTTGTTTTTAGCGTCGAACTGCTGCGGCTTGCGAGTCTTATCAGTACCGTAGGCACCTTTCAACTTACACTTACCGATGTACATACCGTCATCACCTTTCTTGAAAGGTAGCGGAAACTTATCAGGCCAGCTTTTCTCTTTCTTGAAATCGTAAAACGCCTTCATTGCCTTGAACAATTCCTTGGCCTTAGCTTCGGGCATCTTAAACGACATCTCGTATGCTGCACCGTCATCTAACGGGTCACAGGGCATACTACGGTTCGCTGCGTTATCAAACTTGTATGTACGGTCAATACGTGGGTACATCGCAATCACATCTTGAACTACAAAAAAACTTACTGGATCAGTCATTGTTGGTCTCCTTAACCTAGACTATTTATATCGAACCCTTCAGCTTCAGCGAACGGTGAACCCCTAGTGGACATGCGTGGGTCTATGCTGAATGCAATAGCCCCTAACGTGTCATCGTGATCTACCATAAACCGAACCTTCTCAAGCTCATTTTCTTCTAACGGACGCTGCGGATAAAAGAACAGTTTTGGTACAGGACTCCCCTCGTCAAAACTTATCCTCGTCACAACAGCTAATGAGGGAGTTCCATGCCCACTCAAAAACTTAGCGTAGGCTTGTAACGGCATAGTGCCGCGCCCTCGCTCCTTACCGAAAATGGATGAGGCAGGTACTTGTAGCTGGTACACCGTATCCAGCGCGTGCTCTTCAACAACCGCTAAACGCTGGTGAAACGTACAAGCCCTCCCACTTCCACTACCCGACCCCCTGACATTTTGAGTGCAGTCTATACAACGCCCACTCTGTCTCTGATCTTCGGGTACTTCAGGGGCAGGTATCTGGGTATTAGCAGACCAACAGGTTGGTAGCTGTTTAGCTTTAGCATCGTAGTCACCTTTGTAATACGAGCGAGATACTTCCGCTGCATTAACTATCACTACGTCTATAGATCTACAGTTACTACCGGCTTCTTGGCCTTCCAGTCCAGAGAACTTACTACCCTGTATACTGACTCGGCGCACTATGCGTCTTCGTCAGGGTCAAACTCTGCTGCAATGTCTTCTGGCTGCACCGGCTGGGCGTTTGTAACACCTGCCATTAGAGCTTCAGACACCTTGGCTAACGCAAATCTCTGCGTTTTGCCGACCTTCACATAAGTATCTGAGGGTATAACACCATCCCGTACCCATTTACGGGTCGTGGATAATGACACACTAAAATACTTTGCGACATCTTCAATGGGGACTAATTGCTCCATTACTTACCCTTCCTTATTGTTAGCGCGAATTCTGCGTCTACGTTTAACCCCTTCGGAAGAAGGTCTGGGTTTTCTTCTAAGAACTCCCGTACATTCTTCTGGTTGAGTCGTTTGTCCAAGAACTCTGGTACTTCATGTTCAAGAATAAACTTGTGCATGTTCTCCCAATCGCTAGTCCAATACTTCTGCTTCACCGTACGGTAAAACGTACCAGCATCCGTCTTGACACTTTTGATGTCGTTCTCTTTCAAGTAGCCCAGTAGCGTGCTCTTTATTTTGTCTTGCTGCCTGACTAACTTGTCATCAGCTTCCTTGTATTCAGCGGATAACCTATCCCGTTCTGCTTTGATCTTTAAGTAAACCTTAGTCATCTTAGCTAGGGGTACGCCACTCACTTCTACCGCATCAGCCATGTCCTTACCTCTTCATTGCCGAGAAAGGTAATA